TACCTGAATCAGTGGGTAGTCAGGTCCAATCATTGGCTGAAGGATTCGGCCTGGGATGGCACCCTCGACCGGGACGCCCAACTGCCCGCGCAAGGGGTCTGGACAATCGCAGTCGAATCCGACTTCGACGGCATGGGCCATGCCGTAGCCATAGCCGCCATGGACGAAAACGGCCGGTACGTCATCCGCGTGACCACCCACCGGACCATCCGCGAGGTCGACGATCGGCTAGCTGCTATCCGCAAAGAGCACCCGTCCGTGCACGTCCTCGTGACCCCGACCTATGCCGAGCGCCTACGGGAACGCTTCGACGGCCTCGTTGGCCAGCGGGAGGCCGTCACCGCGACCAAGGTCCTCCTCGACCTGTTCGACCAGAAACTGATCCGGCACGACGGGTCCCAGATCCTTCAGGAGCATTTCGGCGCCTCGACCATCTCCAAGCGCCAGGGCGGTTGGGTCATGACCGCGCCCATGGGCAGGGGAGGCGTGTACGCGGCCCGGGCCGTCATGTTCGCCGTGGCCGAGGCCGCCAAGACACCCAAGCCGGTGCCGACGATCTATAGCCGAAAAAGGGCATGACGACACGCCCAAACGGACTAGCCCTATCGAACTATAGGCCTGTAGTGTGACGGTGTGGCGTTTCCCCGTTCACTCCGAGTTGTGCGGGATCAGGCCCTTATCGCCGAGGCGGCAGCGTCCAAGGCTGAGGGCCCGGTCCCGCACGCTCGCGAAGCAGGCGCCCTGATTGCCTCCATCGCAAGTTCCTACGGCAACGTCGTGCCGATGTCGACGGCCGTTCAAGTCCCCGCGTTTGCCAAGGCCCTGAAGACATACACCCACACCATTAGCGCTTTCCCGCTGCGCGAATACGTCACAGACGGGCCCGTGCGGCCCCGGTCATTCCTCGAGCACCCATCCTCGACCCTGCCGTATTCGGCCGTGATGCAGCGCCTCATCACGGACCTGCTCGCCTATGACGTGGCCTACTGGCGAGTAATCTCCCGCACGTGGGACGGTTTCCCGGCCGAGATCATCCCCATGCGAACGCAGGACGTCACCGACCTCAATGGCGGGAACCTCGGCGTCGACGTCAACGCCTACCCGCCGTCGGATCCGTTCTACCACCTGGGCAACCCAGTCCCGACCCGCGATGTGATCAAGTTCTACGGCGATGGCCTCGGAGGATGGCTCAGGGTCGGGGCGACCGCCATTAACACGGCCGCCGCCCTCGAGGCCGCCACGCTCCGCTACTCCGAGACCCCCATGCCGACCGTGGTGCTGAAGAACACGGGCGCCGATCTCCCGGCATCGATGGTGGATGACATCCTCGAAGCGTGGGAATCCGCCAGGGCGAACCGGTCAACCGCCTATCTGAACAGCGTCATCGAAGCCGACCAGATGGGGTGGAACGCCCGCGACCTGCAGCTCGTTGAGGCTAGGAACGCCTCGGCACTCGCTTTGGCCCGGGTGGCGAATCTGGATCCAGTATGGGTGGGAGCAGGAGTCCCGGGCACGAGCCTGACCTACGCCAATAGGACAGATCTGTATCGTAATCTGCTCGATACGGCTCTGACGCCGGTCATGCTCAACGTGTCCGAGCGCCTCTCCATGAACGACGTCACGCCCCGGGGCCACCGCGTCACGTTCGACACGTCCGTATTCCTCCGCAGCAACCCCGAGCAGTTGTCCCAAATCGTCGCAACGCTCCTGCCGCTCGAGGTCCTCGACCGTGACGAAGCCCGCGACCTCCTCGACCTCCCGACGTTAGGACTCATGGCATGAAGACAACCGAAGTAGCCACGGATCTCATCATCGAGCTGAGGGAAGGCACGGAAGCCGGTGATGTGATCGCTTCCGGCTACGGCCGTGCCGTCCCCTACGACGACTCAACCGACCTGGGCGGCTTTGCCGAATCATTCGGCCGGGACGCTTTCGACCCCGCCGACGTCATCGGCAAGCCCTTCGCGTACCGGCATGGTGAGCCCATCGGCGTCATCACGGACGCCGAGAACCGCGAGGATGGCCTGTACATCGGGTTCGACATCCTCAACACAACCGCCGGTCGTGATGGCGCAACGCTCATGCGCGGAGGCGCTTCCAAAGGTCTCAGCGTCGGGTTCAGCCCCGTCGAAAGTGTCTGGAACCGAGCCAAGACGGCCGTGCGGCACACCCGCGCCCGCCTCCTCGAGGTGTCCCAGACTCACATGCCCGCTTACGCCAACGCAGGCGTTAGCGCAATCAGAGAAGAAGGAGTACCAATGTCAGACACCGTGACCACGGAGGCGGCCGAGGTCCCGGCCGTCGACGTCGAGGCACGCGAGGCAGTCGCCCAGGTCCGAGAGACCCTGAGCGACATTCAAGCCCGCGTGTTCACCAGCGAGCCGCAGCACCCGCTCGCCCAGTTCCGCAGCTTTGGCGACTACTGCAAGGCCGTCTACGCCGGGGAAACCGAGTCCCGGGCCTTGGCCGATCAGGTACTCGCCAACAATGACGGCGTGAACCCGCCTATCTGGGTGCAGCAGGTCAAGGGCCTTGTCGATCTTGGCCGCCCCGTCATCACCGCCTCGGGTGGCCCCGAGAACCCCGGCCAGTCCGGCATGGACATCAACTGGCCCTACATCACAGGTTCGCTTCTCGACATCGTCGAGGAGCAGGTCGACGAGAAGGACGAGGTGAACAGCGTCCTGATCAGCATCGACAAGGGCACCGCGTCCCTTAAAACGTATGCCGCCGGGTCGGACATCTCCTACCAGTTGCTTCAGCGCTCGAGCCCGTCCTACATCGAGGCCCACAACCTCCGAATGATCGCGTCGTACAACGCGGTTACGGATCGGAAGTTTACGAACGATCTGTGGGTCGGTGGCTCGAACACGAACGTGTACGACCTGTCGGCTGACACCGATGGCAGCGTCTTCCGTGAGGCCGTCTTCGAGGCGTCCATGGAGGTCGAGGACGCCACCGGCGCCCCCGCGACCGTCGTGCTCGCATCAACGGCCCTTATGAAGGCGATCGGCGGGTGGTCGACGTTCATTCCGGCGCCGTACTCGCCGAACAACGTGAGCGGCCTTGCCACCGCTTCGACGCTCCGCGTCGAGGTTTCGGGCGTTCAGGTCGTGCGTGCCAAGTGGCTCGACACCGACGCCGACCGTCACGCCATCGTTATGAATGGTCTTTCGGCCCGGTGGTTCGAGGACGGCCCGCGCCTCGCCCAGGCAGAGAACGTGCCGCAGCTGGGTCGCGACGTGGCGATCTACGGTTACGGCGCCACGGCTGTCTACATCCCCGCCGGGTTCGTTCGACTGGCCGAGAACTAGGCCGCAGGAGGGCCCCCACAATGTCACTAGTCACCGGCGAAGAACTGGCCGACGCACTCGAGCTCGAGTACGCCGACCCGCTTGACGCCGTGCTAGATCAGGTCGCCGAGGCGGCCGACGACATCGTGGGGGCCCTCATCACCACCGCTGCCTACTCGGCAGAACCGGCGGCCTGCAAGGAAGCCGCCCTAGCCGTCGCGATTGAGATTTTCCAGTCCCGCACGTCGGCAGGCGGCCAGCCCGTCGCCATTGACTTCACGCCCGGCCCCTACCGCCTCTCCGTGTGGCTTACTCGCCGCGTGATGAGCCTTCTCGGCCCGTACCTGAACGTCGGGGGCATGGTGGGATGACCGCCCTCACGACCGAAGCCCGGGAATCCCTCGTCGACGCCTTCACGGATCAGGGGTTCCGCATATATGACACCGTGCCAGCGGTGCCGATTCCGCCATGCGTCGTCATCGTCCCTGACTCGCCTTGGCTGGTACCCGAGCGCCTTGGCTCAAACCTGAACTACCGGGCCCGGTGGCGCGTCCTCATCGTCATCAGTCCCCGCAACAACGCCCAGGCAGTCCTCGACATCGAAAACGCCGTCGACCTGTTCCTAGGCCTCATTCCAACCGGCTTTAACGTCGACCTTGTTAACCCGCCCTCCTTGTCCGATACAGGGGCTCAGGGCACGGTCTACACGACCGAGATCGCCGTCTCGGCACACATGAAGGAGAACTAACATGGCAGTTGTTTCCGTCGCCGGAGCGGCTTTCACGGTCGATGTCGCTTCCATCGGATACGAGGATCAGGTCACGTCGGGCACCATCACCACGACGCCGACCATTGTCCGAACCCCCACCCTGAGCGACGTCGCTTTCACTCAGACCGACCTCAACTCGACGATCTCGCTGGAGTTCCTGTACGACGAGAATAGCGGCCTATACGATGCGCTTCAGGTCGCCATTGCGGGCGCCAATACGGTAGCTGTCGATGTCCGTTCCGCTGCCGGTCACTGGGCCGGTAACGGGATGAGCATCGAGTCTGCGGAAATGACCGTCGACGCCGCAGGCATCGGCACGTGTTCGGTGTCCTTCACCGGCACTGTCTCATTCTCTTAAATCAAACCTAGTGAACGGGGAAGCCCATGTTTCCGCAGCTACACGTATACCTCGATGACCAGGCGGAACCCCGCATCATCGAAACCCAGTCCCTTGACTTCTGGACCTACGAGGATCTCGTGGCAAAGGATCCGAGGGCTAAGACTTCCGAGCACGGCATGAGACTGACGATCGCCTTCCTAAACGTGGAGGGCCGGGATCCGAAGAATCTTGACGAGGTGAAACTGTGGGCACGGGAGCACCGGGCCCGCATCACGCTAGGCCGTGACGTGGACCCTACCCAGTCGGATCACGACGAAGACTCCTAGTCAAAGTCGCGATCCGGCTTGGCAGGCCCATCGAGGAAGTCAAACAGTACGAACCGGCCCTACTGGCGACGATCCTCGAGGAGTTGAACGGTGGCTAAGCAGTTCGACTCCTACATAGAAGGCCTGAACGACGTCCTAAGGGGCTTCCGCGAACTACCCAAGGCGGCCTCGGCCGAACTACGGCAGTCTTCGCAGCGCATCGCCGACCGGCACATGGTCCCCGCATGGAAAAACGCCGCCCTATACGGGGCAGGTCCGTGGGGCGAAGTGATCGCCGCCAGCGTCAAGGCCAAGCGGGACCGTATCCCTGCCGTGCAAATCGGCGGCAACCGTAAAGTCCTGTCCGGAGGCGGTACGGCCACGATGGTCCGAGCCCCATCCGACCTGGGCCCGGCGGGCAAGTGGTACTCAAAGCCCGAGGACGAACGGTCCTTCGCGCCGTTCCAACAAACTGACTGGATGAGCCGCGTTCGTGCCTATCAGGGTCCGGCCCTGCAAGAATGGGCCCAGGCGGTCGACCGTATCGTCTTGAAGTGGAGCACCATCTAATGGCCAAGACTCTGACGGTATTCCTTGCGGCTGACCTGAAGAACTTCAACCGGAATATGTCGGACGCCGAAGGCCGGGTCAAAGGCTTCGGCGGCACCCTCAGCAACATGCTCGGACCCGCTTTAATCGCTGCCGGGGCAGCGGCCGGGGCATTCGCCGTAAAACTGGGAGTCGACGGCGTAAAAGCCGCCATCGAGGACGAAGCCGCCTCCGCCAAACTGGCACAAACGCTGACAAATTTGGGCCTTGCGCATGACACTGCCCCTGTCGAGGCCTACGTGTCTTCGCTCGAGCGCAGTCTTGGAGTGGCCGACGACGAGCTCAGGCCGAGTTATGACAGGTTGGTCCGGTCGATCGGAAACGTAGAAGGGGCTAACAAGGCCCTTTCCTTGGCTTTGGACATCAGTGCGGGCACCGGGAAAAGCCTAGACACAGTTGTGCAGGCTCTTGGCCGCGCCTATGACGGCAACACGGCAGGCCTTTCCCGGCTAGGTGCTGGCATCGACGCTGCCACCCTCAAGACGGGAGACATGGATGCCATTACCCGGCAGCTTTCGGCGACGTTCGGTGGGCAGGCCACAACCCAGGCGCAGACCTTTGAAGGCCAAATCGGCCGCGTATCGTTGGCGTTCGATAATCTCAAAGAAGCATTTGGCGCCGGGTTTCTCCAAAGCCTCAATGACAGTAACGATTCGACTCAATCTCTCGTCGATTCGATGGAGCGCCTCGAGCCCGTCGTAAACCGGGTTGGCTCTTTTGTCGGGGACGTCGCTACAAAAGCCCTGGACGATTTCGCTTCCGCCAGCGAGTTTGCGGCTGATGCCAGTAACGATCTGGCGCGATCCTACGAAAACCAGAGTTTCTGGGCCAAAACACTCAGTTACACGGCCTACATCCTTGGCACCGATCTCCTGACACTCGGAAATGATGTAGCCAATCTCAACAAAATCACAGACGTCACCGGCTCAACCATGGACGAACTGGGGACCCTGACTTACCGATCGGCCGTTGCAGCAGAACGGGCCGTGCCGGGTTACCAAGCAATCGCCGGAGCCATCGACGACATTGGAGGCGAATCCGAGGAAACGGCGTTCAAGGTTGCGTCACTCGCGGAGGCATTGGCGGCGGTTGGCGGAAACACGTTTAACTGGCGCCGGGAGATTTCGGGAGCAACAGACGATGCCCAAGAATTCTCCATCGAACTGAACTACAACGCATATCTAGCCCGCCGGGCCGCCGCCGCCGCTGCGGAAGCCGCCGCCGGAAACCGTTCCTATGGCAGTTCGGCTTCCGGCGCCGCCTCAAGCTCGACACAGCTCACGGCCGCACAGCAGCGCCTCACCGACGCCTACACAAATCAGGAATCCGTCGTCCAAACTACCCGCGACCAGTTGAAGGCATATGCCGAAGATCTGGCCGTGGTGACTCAGGCGGCTGAGGCCTACGCGGACAGCATCACGAGCGCCCTGATGGATACCATCGACCTGGGAGCCGCGTTCGGGGCCCAATTCGATGACGAAGGAAACAAGACCGGGAAATCCCTCGTCGACGGATTTAACGCCCAGATAGCCCAGGCCGAATGGTTTGGTAACGTCCTTAACGAACTGAAGCGCCAGGGAGCCGACGCCAGCCTCATTAGCGAAATCGCCAATCTAGGTGCCGGGGTTGGCGGGGCCCTCGGACAGCAGTTGATCGACGAGGGCCTGATCGGGACGATCAACCAAAAGTGGCTCGGGGTCGCTGAAACTGTCAGGGCTCAGGCCGCGACACTCGTGCCCGAATTCCTTCAGGCCGGTATCGCATCGGGCACCGACCTGATTAACGGCATGACCCAGAAGCTTCAGCAGGAAGTGGGCACCCTGTCGAAGATTGGGAAGCAGATCGCGAAGCCGGTTGGGGCATCGTTTAAGGCCCAGATCGCGGAGGATATCGCGGAGGCGGTGCGGGCAGTCGAGGCCGCCACAACAGCCGCACGGGCCGAAAAAGTCGCCCAAGCGTCTAGGGAAGCAGCCGCACTGACGGATCAGGCCGTCGCCCAGGCCCTCGGAAACATGATCGGCCGCTCGGACGCCCGTACCGGCCGATTCTCCATGGGCGTCCCGCTCCAGGTCCTCCAGTGACGAGCCCGGTCACGGCCGTCACCGTCAACGGTGCCGCCCTCGACCTAGACGGCATCGAGTACGCGATTAGCGTCTCCCACGGCCGCCCCGACGTTCTTTCCCAGTCCGGCCCGTCAAGCGCTCAAATTATCCTCTACGGGCCGCCGAACGTTCCCGTCGAGATCGCAGACGAGCTGAGGATTCTCGCCTACAGCGACAGCCGGTTCACGGGCACGATCACAGACGCTAGAACCGAGTTCCTTGGGCCGATTGGAGGTGTATCCAGGACGACCCTGACGGCTATTGGCGAACTGTCGAAACTGGGAAGCCGCCTGGTCGACGTCAACTTCCCCCACGAGATGGTCGACGAGCGGGTCGAGACCATCCTCGCCGCGACCGGCCTCGACTATCTCAACGGGGCCACCGACACCCTCGAGCTGTTCGCCGTGTCCGAGGACATCCCACAGCCCGCCCTCGGGCTCCTCGACCAACTGGCCCAATGGTCCGGCGGCACATTCTTCGACACCCCCGACGGCCGCATTGTCTTCGAGTCCTACGGGGTAAGGGGCCAGACCGCCAACCCCGGGAATTGGGCGACGCAAACGCAGCCTTGGTCGGCCCTGACCCGTGAGTGGGATTCCTTCCCGACGAGCCTCGCGGCGCTTCAGATTCCCCCGTCGAGCGTGGTGTACGCGCCTACCTGGTCGAAGTCTCAGCAAGGCCTCGTCAACGAGGTGGCCCTGACTCACGGGAACCCGCCCGCCGTCCTCACCTACACCGATTCGGCATCCGTCACCGCCTACGGTCTCCGCGCCACTGAAGTGACCACGGGCCTGAGGAAGACTGCCGACGCCAACGCTCGAGGCGCCGCGATTCTTCTCGCTCAGGCACGACCGCTCTGGGGCCTCGGGCAGGTATCCGTCCTGGTGCATACCCTCGACGCGCCGACCAGAGATCTGCTCATGGTCGCCCAATCCGGCACCACGATCAGCATCTCCGCACTACCGGCCGAGGGACCGTTTACCCAGTTCATCGGCATCTGCGAGGGATGGACCGAGATCTACACCCCCGGGCAGCACATCCTAACCCTCAGTCTGTCCGACCCGCGCTTTTCATACCAGACCGTTACATGGGCGGACGTGCCTCCTGCGCTAGTCTGGGAGGACGTGAACCCGGGTCTGGAGTGGTACAACGCCGTTACCGCCGACGACCTCGAAGCCGCCTAGGAGGCCCCATGCCAGGCACAACCCCCGTCTACGGGTTCCCGTACCCCGAGCCCACAGACCTAGTCGCCGACTACCCGGCGCTCGGGCAGCAGCTCGCCGAAGACATCGAGGATGTGCTTCCGGGCATCGGCGGCCTAGCAGCGGTCGCTCCCACGTCGATCGCAAACTCCGGCGGCTCTGCCTCGACTACGGGCAACACGACTACTTTTAGTGGCGTTTCCAGTGTCAGTCTGAACGGCGTATTCAGCTCGACCTATGAAAATTATCGTGTTGTGCTAACCCACGTCGTAAGCACAGGAACCCCTAACCTTCTAATGCGTTACCGATTGTCAGGCGCGGATAGAACTGATTCCCTGTACACCACGGACCAGTCTTTCAGCGGCGGCGCCAATAGAACAGACAATCAAACACAACACCTGTTTTTGGACACCTCAACCGAATACCAGTCAGCGCAATTAGACGTAATCGGTCCCAATCTGGCCAGATTCACAAGCGCTACCGGCCTGGGCCTTCGGAGCGTTTCACGGATCGCCGTATTCTTTGGAGGCGTCTATAGAAACGCTATCGCCGTAGACGGACTGACGATCTATCCCGGTTCGGGAACGCTTACTGGCAGCATCTGCGTTTACGGCTACAGGAAGTAGGGATACCCATGGCTGACGTCATCGAGACCGACTACACCACAGACCCGCCTACCGTGACGGAACGAGACTTCACGCCCCAAGAAATCGAGCAGCAGGAAGCAGACCGGCAGGCCCTCGCCGATCACGAGGCCATGCTGGCAGCTCAGGCTCAGGCTCGGGATGCCGCCATTGCACACGCCAAGAGCCTCGGCTTCACCGATGCCATGATCGCCGTCATGTACCCAAACCTGATTACGGAGGCCTGACATGGACGACCTGACCCCTGAGGCCCTCGAGGTCGAGGCCGAGCCCGTCGAGGCCCTCGAGCCTAAGGCCAAGAAGAAAATCCCGGCCCCGGCTCCCAAGGTCGCCACGTCGAGCAAGACCGACACCGCCCGCGCCCGCGTGCTGGCAAGGCTCGCTGCCCGATAGTCGTGATCGATGAACCGGGCGACGTCGCCGCCATCGTGACGGTCGCCGTAGCCATCCTCGGGGCCCTCGTGTGGCTGATCAAGGCCCAAGTGAGCCTGTCCAAGGAATTCCAGCGGAACGGCGGCTCAAGCACGAAAGACGCCCTATTCCGCATTGAGCGTGACCTGACTCAGATCCGTGAGCGCCTCGACGCTCACATCGACAACCACCACCGGGGGTGACCATGATCGGCCGATGGCTCGCAGACACGTGGGAAGGCTCCATGGTGAAAATCGCCCTGGGCGCCGCGCTCGGGGCCCTCGGCTCGTGGCTCGCCACAGCCGACGTCCATCCCCTGGTCGTGGCGATCGGCGCGGCCGTCATCCCCGTCATCATCAACGCGCTGAACGGGGCTGATCCCCGCTACGGCCGGCACGCGGCGATCCTGCCCGAGGACATCGCCAGGGCCACGGAACTCGACATCGAGGGAGAGTAGCCATGGCTAGATTGGTAGCGGCCGGTGTCGAGCTGCGGAAGCAAATCGACCGTAGGTGGGCCCGCCGTGACCGCCGCTCCGACGGGTGGCTGGGTGACCAGGCGCACCAGAGCCGGAAATCGGATCACAACCCTGACGCCCGAGGCTGGGTCCACGCCCTCGACATCGACGCCGACCTCGACAAGCAGGACCCGAAGGCCGCTCAGCGCCTCGCTAACCAGTTAGTCGAGTACGCCCGTTCCGGCCTGCCCGGCTCTGACCGGATCAAGTACGTGGTCTTCAATGACCGGATTGCTTCCGGCACATATAAGAACACCTGGTGGGAGTGGCGCGGCTCCGGCTACGGCCACCGGCACCACATACACGTCTCCTTTACGGACAAGGCCCCCGTTACCGGGCGCCGTCCCTTTCCGCTGCCCATCCTCGAGCAGAAGGGCGACGCAGGCGGGCACGTCAGAATCCGCCCGTGATCGAACTCGTGGCCTCAGCATTCCTCGAGGCCTCGATAGACCGGGAATGGGCCGTCCAACGGCCCTCGAGGTCTGTCCATTCCGCCGTGATCCGGCGCAGCGCCGAGATCCCGCAACATGCCCGGGCCTTCGCCGATTGCGTATCCGACCGGGAATCGTCCGGTTCCTACAGCGCTAGAAACCCGAGCTCTAGCGCTCAAGGCCGGTGGCAGTTTCTGGACATCTCATGGCGCCAGGAGGGCGGCCTGCACTACATGGTGGCCGCCCGCCTCAAGGATCAGGGTCTTCCGTCGAGCGCCGCCGCCGACGTCCGGCGGTTCCTCGCCGACACGCCGATCTATCGCTGGCCGGGCCCATATCAAGACACGGCGTTTGTGGCCGTGATACTTTCCGGGGGCTGGCATCATTGGCAGGGCCCCGGGTGTAACCACCTGGCGCCGTGAAAGGGGAAACGATGAACGGGCTCACAGTCACACGGCGCGGGTACGCCGTCATTCTGTTCCTGGCGCTCATGGTCGCCGGGTTCGTCGGCTGGGTCGAGGCCCTCTAAGACTGTCCGGCCCGGGCCCACCGCTAAGGGCAGACCTCTCCGGTTGGGGGCCTAGCGGGTAAGCCTGTAAGGGGAAGAGCAGGCCCCGGGCCGGACAACCACATACAGAACGGGGAAACGAATGCTAGAAGACTTGTTCGACGTTCAAGAGCTACAGCCGCAGCGGGCCACGACCCACGCCTGCACCGGGCCGGGTTGCCATTTCTGCGAATGGCTCGACGGCCACCAGGCCAAAGCCAAAGGCACACAGGCCGTGAACTATGACCCTCGATGGCTGCATGAGGCTACGGAATGGCGGCGGGGCCAGATCGGCCGGGAGATCACTGCTGACGACCTCATCGAGGCTATTGGCCTGCCGGACGGGCACCCGAACCAGATCGGGGCCCTGTTCCGCAAATGGGCGGGCATGGGCTTGGCCCGTCAGACCGGCCTCATACAGTCCCGCCGCAATAGCAACCACGCCCGCCGGGTCATTATCTGGGAGGTCACGGCATGAGCGACGGATGGCACTTGGACCGGTACGACACCGGCTATCAGCACGGCTGGGTCGAGGCCATCGAGGCGGCCCTCGAGGCCATCGACAAGGGCGGCCGCGCCGAGCAGCAAATACGGGCCCTCCTCGATGAGGCTAGGGAACCATGAGTTTCGCAGAAGGCTACATCGACGTCGCCGCCCGAATCGCCGCGTTCTACGAGGCCTTTCCCGACGGCTCGCTCCAGATGGACCCGCCGGAGTGGGTCGAGGTCGAGGGCCAGCGATTCATCATGGGCCGCGCCTACGCCTACAGGACGCCCGACGACCCCCGCCCTGGCATCGGCTCAGCGTGGGAAATGGTGCCCGGCCGGACCCCGTACACAAAGGGCTCGGAACTCATGAACCTAGAGACCTCCTGCTGGGGAAGGTGTATTGCGGCTTTGGGAATCGCTACCCGGCAGGGAGTCGCGACCGCTCAAGAGGTCCAAGCGTCGAAGGATCGCCAGTCCTTCCCACCGCCCAGCCCGCCCAAAAATGGCTCATGGCGTGACCAGCCCGTCAATGACAAGGGCATCACGATGATCCAGGCGGCCTCGAGGAAGCGTGGCCTAGGGGAATTGGACTGGTACGCCATGGGGCAGCAGCTAGGCTGGGAGTTCCCTCAGGAAGGCCTCAAAGCCCTTACCGGCGGTCAAGCCAAGGACCTACTCGAACTCATCGACAAGCGCCCCGAGGCCACCAATGGATGAGCAGATCCCCGACTACTACTACGACGACCCCGACCTCGAGGCCGTGAAAGCCGAGGAGTTCCAGGCCAGGGCGAAGCGCATTATCGCCGACTACTACTACGCCAGGTACCCGCATCTGCGTGAACCATTCGATCCATGGATCCGAATTGAAGGGGAAACACATGATGTATAGCCGTATGCCGATGGTGGTCAGCGTCTGCCAGGAATGCGAGCAGACCGTCAGGGATGCACTTATCGACGCCTACATGGCCGGTCAGGGGTCCGTCATCCTCGAGGCCCGCATGGCCAACGCCTACTGGGCCAAGCAGCTCGAGGAACTCATGCACCGCGAGACCTAGACGGCAGGCGCCGAGGCATACCCAGACCGGCGAGATTAGTGCTGGGGAGGCGATTCACGGGAATGACGGAGGAGATAGCACCCGTGTCGCGAAGGCCACCACCCCTCTAGGTAGGGGGCTTATGCTTGAAACGCAACCACCCTAGCCGGGCGGGATCGGGCCCCGAAGGGGAACGAGCCCGAGACCGACCGGCCAAAACCAAGGGGAAACGAAATGGAACTAGACGCACACTGCCGACGCCCCGGCTGCCACTGCGACCACGTCATCTGCTACCGGGGATGGATCGACACCACCGAAACCGTCAACGGCCGCGACCACGACGTCACCAACCCATGCCAATACTGCCGACCCAGCCTCCACGAACGACACTGGAAAGCCCAAGCAGCCCTCGCCAAGGGCTACCCAGGCGAAGCCGTCCACCGCATCCTCAGGACCACAGCCGATGTCAGCGCCTAACCCACGCGCCACCCCCGCCTACCGCGCCTGGGTCAAACACGTCCTAGCCAACTGCGAACCCGTCTGTATCCGCTGCGGATACCCAGTCGACATGGACCTACCACGCTCCCACCCCCAAGGCGCCAGCGCCGACCACGAACCACCACTAGCCGAGACAGGCGACCTTACCCCCGGCCTAGACGGGGCAGGCATAGCCCACCTGCAATGCAACCGAAGCCACGGGGGGAGGCTCGGCTCCGCTCGAGCGCAAGCACGACGGGGCACCCCCACTGGCCATAAGCAAACAAAGAAAACGCCGCCAAACCGTTCTTTAAGCCATGAAGAGCACACTCCCGCCGCCCCCTCGCTTCTTTCCCCCAAGGGGGCCAGAACGGACCAGAAGGCGCCTCAGGGGCCCCGATTGCATCCGGATGGGTTCATCCTTCCCAGATTGGAAACGGGCCGTCCAGAGCCGGTACGGGGGTCCTACGGGCAGGCCGCTAAAGCGTGGCTTTCAAACGTGTTCGGCCTCGAGCTGCGAGGCTGGCAGGCCTACGCCCTCGACCGGGCCCTCGAGCATGACCAGGACGGGGCCCTGATCTGGTCCACGGTGATAATCACGGTAGGGAGACAGTCGGGGAAGTCAGTTCTGTCCCGGGCGCTATGCGTGTGGCGGATGCATCACGCCGACGTGTTCGGCGAGACCCAGACAATTCTCCATGTAGCGAACCGGCGGTCGACGGCGCTCGAGGTGATGCGGCCCGCCGGTCTTTGGGCCGTCGAGCATTACGGGAAAAAGGCCGCTCGCTGGGGCAACGAGAATGCCGGCATCGAACTCCCCTCGGGCGACCGGTGGCTTGTGCATGCGGCGAATGATTCGGCAGGCGTTGGCTATAGCGTTTCCATGGTGTTCGTGGATGAGGCGTGGAAGGTGAAGCGGGAAGTGGTCGACGACGCCTTGGCGCCGACCATGGCTGAGCGGAACATGCCGCAGTTGTACCTCGTGAGCACGGCCGGGGACTCGACCTCGGATCTCATGACCGCCTATCGGCAGCGGGCCCTCGACCGCCTGGACGACGCCGACCCCGGCCCGGTCCTCCTCCTCGAGTGGTCGGCACCGGCCGAGGCCGAGCCCGACGACGTGGAGACTTGGAAGTGGGCGAGCCCGGAATGGACCCCTAAGCGGGAGGCGTTCCTCAGGCAGCAATGGGCCAACGTGGAGGAATCCGCCTGGCGCCGCGAGTACCTGAATCAGTGGGTGGTGAGGTCGAATCATTGGCTGAAGGATTCCGCCTGGGATGGCACCCTCGACCGGGACGCCCAACTGCCCGCGCAAGGGGTCTGGACAATCGCAGTCGAATCCGACTTCGACGGCATGGGCCATGCCGTAGCCATAGCCGCCATGGACGAAAACGGC